TTACGATGGCGTATCTTACGCTCACTTCTTTGGTGCTGGCAATTATGGGACACCTGTCTCTGGTGTTCATCATGCTTACACCCTACTACAAAACAGGAACCATAGTTCTACTTGTGGTCACAGTCACAAACGTAGTATTTATTTTAAAGATACTGCACATCCTTCTTCGATTATCGGGCTTGTTGCGGGATGCTTCAAGGGAAGCGAGGAAACGTGGGCAGGACAATCTAATAATGAGTGGTGGAAAGGTGTTGTAGTTAAACGTGAGTTAGAGAACGGTGTCTACGAGCCTGAGTTTGTATCACTCGAAACCATCAAACGGCAGTATGGGAGCGGATGATGTTTGATTACAGAGGACAACTTGAATTGTTAGTTGATAGTTATGGACTCACTAAACTCTTAGAGATGAATGACATCACTGAGAATGTAGTCCTTGAAATGTTAGTTGAACGTGGTGACATAGACTTGTCAGATTATTTCTACAACGACATGCCTATTGATGTGTTAGAAGAGGATGAAGAGTATGATCAATGAGAGTGACATAGAAGCATTCGAGTATTACAACGAGGATGTAGACATCACTATGAACTACTACCAGAAGCAAGCTGCTAAGACTGCAGTCTACAAACAAGAACATGCAGTGATCTACCCTGCCCTTGGTCTTGCAGCAGAAGCAGGTGAGGTAGCAAACAAAGTAAAGAAGATTATGCGTGACGGTACATTCAATCGTCAGGCTATTGCAGACGAGGTAGGTGATTGCCTCTGGTACATTGCAGCATTGTGTCGTGACTTGAACGTGGACATGTCAGACCTAGCTACAGCTAACCTAGAAAAATTACATGATCGTAAGAAACGTGGTGTCATACAAGGGAGTGGGGACAAACGATAATGAGTAAAAAGAAAACAGGAATGACGTGGTTCTGGCGGTTTTTAAATTACCTAGCTACGTGGCGAGAACATCGCAATACAATCAAGCAGCTTAATGCACTGACTGATAAAGAACTAAATGATATAGGTATTAGCCGTGCAGACATTGATCGTCTTGTGTGGTTAGGTGAAGACAAGACAATGCGAGGACGAGGTAAAGATGACTGAAGAATACGGACCAACACTATCCATCAGTGAAGAGATTCATGCTATGAAGTATCGTAGTAAAGGGGAGACTTTTCGTGAGGCTATGACACGAGTAGCTGAAGCATTGAAGGATGACGAAGGACACTTCAATAACTTCCGTAACATTCTCTACAACCAACGCTTCCTACCTGCAGGACGTGTGCAATCTGCTATGGGTGCGCCTCGTCGTGTAACACCATACAACTGCTTTGTGTCTATGACTATCGAAGACAGTATGGATGGTATTATGGAAGCTGCTCGTCGTGCTGCAGAGACTATGCGTCTAGGTGGTGGCATTGGCTATGACTTCTCAACACTACGTCCACGTGGTACGTTGATCAAGTCACTGGACTCTAAGTCCTCTGGCCCTCTGTCCTTCATGGAAATATTCAATGCAGTGTGTAAGACTATATCATCTGCAGGTCACAGACGTGGAGCACAGATGGGTGTGTTGCGTGTAGACCACCCTGATATTGAAGAGTTCATTCGTGCTAAGAACAACAGTGATAACCTCACACAGTTCAACATCTCTGTAGGTGTGACTGATGAATTTATGACTGCAGTAAAAGATGATCTAGACTTCGATCTGCAATTCGATGGACGTGTCTACAAAACTGTGAGTGCTCGTGCTCTATGGGATGACATACTACGAAGCACATGGGATTGGGCAGAACCTGGTATCTTGTTTATAGATCGTATCAATAGAAAGAATAACCTATGGTACGCAGAGAAGATTGCAGCTACTAACCCATGTGGCGAACAACCACTACCACCTAACGGTGCATGTCTACTAGGCTCGTTTAACTTAACCAAGTACATAGTAGAACATGATGGTAAGTATGTCTTCAACACAAACCAACTACGTAACGACATACCTCATGTTGTCCGTGCTATGGATAATGTAGTAGATCGTGCAGTGTATCCACTAAAAGAACAGGAGCAAGAAGCTAAGAGTAAACGTCGAATGGGCCTTGGTGTTACTGGTGTAGCGAATGCTATTGAAGCACTAGGGTTTAAGTATGGTAGTGAACGATTCCTACAGACCCTTGAAGAAATCATGGGAGTAATCAGGGATGTCGCTTATCGCACTTCTGTCGAGTTGGCTATTGAGAAGGGACCGTTCCCTCTCTTTACTCAAGCTTATCTTGAGAGTGACTTTGCTAAGTCTCTGCCTAGTGATATTCGTAATCTCATTAGCGATCACGGTATTCGTAACAGTCATCTGCTTTCTGTTGCTCCAACAGGAACTATCAGTCTGTCAGCCGACAACGTATCCTCTGGAATCGAGCCTGTCTTCTCCCATTACTACGACCGTACTATCCAAACCTTCGATGGTCCAAGAACAGAGCGAGTAGAGGACTACGGTTATCGTGTCTTTGGTGTGAAGGGTAAGACTGCAGACGAACTATCAGTGTTCGATCACGTCAAGGTGTTGAACGTAGCATCACGATTCGTTGACTCTGCATGTTCTAAGACCTGTAACGTAGGTGATGATGTGACATGGGAAGAGTTCAAGCAGGTTTACATGGATGCCTACGATGGTGGTTCATCTGGTTGCACTACCTTCCGTGCATCAGGTAAACGATACGGTATCTTAAATGCATCTACTTCTGAGGATGTAGTAGAGGAGCCTGTAGTAGAAGAGACACAAGACTACGTAGACGAGGGTGGTGCTTGTTACTTCGATCCTGCTACTGGTCTACGTCAGTGTGAGTAGGAACCGTAAACAGTTAGGTGATGTGCCTACACCCTGCATCAAGGTCTGTCGTTTAGAGGATGGATACTGTGTAGGGTGTAAGCGCACCCCCGAAGAGATACGAGATTGGATGATCATGTCTACATACGAACAGAACATGCTAGTCCATGAGTTGAAATGGAGACAAGAGAATGGCAGCTAGTGGTATTTACTGGATAGACTTGACTTTTAATTGGTGTGTTATTATATTAGCTTGGGTAGCATCTCAACTAGGTATAACATACGAAGAGATTAACGTGTATCTTTTCTGTATCATATGGCCTTTGTTGACTCTTTACCATTTAGCACGTATCAAGTACCTGAAGTGGAAACTATATGGCTAATTGTAATGACTGTGGCAACCTACTAGATGACGATGGATACTGTGGTGAGTGCTATGTCTATGAGTATCCTGATTTTACAGACGAGGAGTACAAGAAGATTAAGAAGAATGATGTAGTAAACAACCCGATACACTACAATCACAGTGGTATTGAGTGCATTGATGCGATAGAAGCTATGACAGAGAACATGTCAGGTAGTATAGCACCACACGCAGCAAACGTACTCAAGTACATGTGGCGTTGTGAGTACAAGAATGGCTTAGAGGACATTGATAAAGCTATCTGGTATCTGCAACGACTACGAGAACGATGGTGTAAGATACACCAATAAGAAAAAACCCCCGAGGATTTCTCCTTGGGGGTTTTCTTTTATGTTTTCTTTTTTCTTTTCTTACCTGAAGCAGTGACTGACCAACTCACTCGTTTCGGTCCTGTCTTTTTCCTTGCTTCACTCTTTGAGATTCTTCCTGCAACTGCTTTAGGGCGACATGCAGGGTAGCTTTTGCGCTTATCGTTTTTCCCTGACCTGCCACATGGCTTTCCTGTTTTAACGTCAACCCACTTCTCCCCAAACCACTTGCCTAGTCCACCTTTCTTAGCCATGACTACGCTTTCTTTACTCTGTTGTCTTTGCCTCGCCAACCACCGCCCTTGGATTTGTACCACTTAGCGGCCCATGCATTAGCGTATGCTGAAGGGTATACCTTGAACTTCTTCTTGGCTTCTGCCTTGGCTCGTGACCATAGTTTAGGGTTTGTAGGTGTTGGACTCTTAGCCATTACGCACTATCCCCTTCGACTCTATGGCAGTGTGGAGTTACATAAGCACCGCCTCTTCTTATATCCATAGCTATCTGTTCTGCTTCTTCTAAGCAAGCTTGCTCACTATAGAAGGGTTCAGGCTTTGCTATGATCCTGCAGGATAGTGCCATAGGATCGAAACAAACTAATAAGATTCCTACCCACATATCACCACTTCACTTTCGCAGCCCAGTATGCTGCACTCATTTTTCCCTTTTTAATGTTCTTAGCATGTCTAGCACGAAACGCTTTATTTCTTGCGCTACCTTTAGGACTGCCTTTGACACCTTTCTGACCGAATCGGATAATCTTTTCTTT